GCTTCCCGCACCTTGCGGACAAGCGCCGCGTCGAAGCGCAGGCCACGGCGGACGCTGACCTGATTGCGGCCAATGCGGAAGCGGAAAAGTCTAAGGTTGCAGCGGACGCGGAGCTGTACGTTGCAGAGAAAAAGGCGGAAGCAAACCGCGCCCTGAATGACAGCCTGAACAGCAACCTGCTGGAATACTACAAGATCACCGATGTGGAATCCCGCTGGAACGGTGAACTGCCTGCCTATGTTGGCGATGGTAACAGCATTCCCATTATCAACGGCATCAACTGACCTTTTGGAGCCGCCCGGTGCGGCGGCTCCTTTTTATGTGAGCATAGGGTATAGGCCCCGCCCGGTTCAAGCCCGGAAGTGCCCGCCGAAAAAATAAACAGAAGGGAGCAGACGATGGCAAAGTTCAGCATCATGCTGTTCGGCTTTGACAGCTACACAAAAAGCAGGATGTGGCTGCCGTATAAGCTGGAAGCGGAAAAGGCCGATGCGGCAGTCCGCGAAGCGCGTGCGCGGGCAGGGAGAGCCTACCCGGAATTTGTAGAAGATGAAAGACCTGATGTGGAGGTGGTAAAAAGATGAAACTTTCTGCACTGGCTGCCCAAATCAAAAGCTGCGGTCATTGTGAGGTAATCAACAACGGCGGAAGGATTTTTGTTGGCACGGGAAGTGCTTTCTACTGCATGGACGGCTACCCCAGAACGCAGGATGCGGGAGAACTGGGCGCTATGCTGGGTATTCCGCAGAAGAAGATGAAAAACATCTTCTATCACGAGGAATGCACAATCGACGGGAAACTGTACGGCGTAAAGTGGGACGACGAACCGGAACATGAAGGAAATACCTCCGAAATCAAAACTCGGATCGCGGTCAACGGAGAAGAACTTATCGCGTTGCGAAATCCTGATGGCAGTGTTGGTTTCATCCGGTCGGAGTTGCTGAAACCGGTGGAAGGTGAACTGAACAAGGAGTTTGCACAAATTTGTGTGCGTCCTGCCAATCAGGACTGCAGGTTCATCTATGCCGTAAAAGACGGCATGATCCTTCGGGCGTTGATAGCGCCTATGAACATCAAGGACGATGTGGCGGATGATCTGGACGAGATCATCGCGGAACTGATGTCCAGACGGCAGCAAAATATCGTCAAAAAAATGCACGACGATTTGCAGGACGTGATTGCACAGGAAACTGCAGAGAAAGCCGCGCAGGTTGAAAACGAACAGGAATAACAGGAAAGGAAAACGACCATGAGCAAGATTTTGAAAAGCACAACTTTGGGCAATGTGAAAAATGGCGGCATCTTCAAGGCACTGGGCAAGGAGTTTGTGAAGCTGGATGCCGAGG